GCTCGTCTATCACGTTCGGCACGTCCAGCACGACGTTTACGATCTTCCGCTGCAATTCCGGCGCATGGCGCATCACGAAGGAGTTTACCGGCGACGGCGCGGAGGCGGCTTGCATTGCGTGGTGCGATACGAAACTCGGAAAACCGGCATCGGGCGGTTAAACAATCAGCAGAGCGGGCGCGCGGGATGATTCCGCCGCCCGCTTTGGCGCTATGGAGGTAAAGACATGAAAGCGGCAAAAATCACGGTCGCGGGTACAACGTACTTCCTCGTCATGGACGGCGAAGCGATGTTTACCATCCGCGACATTTACGGCGGTACGCGCCTGATGCTGGAAAAGCTGGAACAGGACACGCGCGAAGGGTTTCTTGAAACGTGCAACGCCGCCGCTATCCTTGCAGAACGCGGCGAACTCGCCCGCCGCCGGTTAGGATATGAACCGGGGCGCATCCCGGAACGTGACGATTTCGCGCTTTTGACGCAGCCGTATGAAATCGTCCCGCTGAAACGCGCGATTGCGAACGCGATCAAACTCGGCTACGGGCGCGAGATCACCGCCCCCGGCGACGATGAAGTTGACGAAGGGCTTGAAGAATTGAATCAAAAAAAAACAAGATTCGCCGCGCGGACTATTACAGAATAGCCGTTCTATGCGGTATTTCCCCGGCTGATGCGCTGTTTATGCCGCCGGGGGAAGTATTTGACTTGTGGGAACTGTATCTGATTGCACACGGAAAAGGCAACAACGGGGAGGGTGACTGATGGCTACGCGCGTAATTTCAACAAAATTGCAGCTTGACGGCGAAGTCGAATACCGCGCGTCGCTGAAAAATATCAATTCCGAACTCGGTACGCTGAAAAGCGACCTGAAATTAACAGAATCACAGTTTGCGGGGCAACTGAACAGCTACGACGCATTAGCTGCCAAGGGCGAAACCCTTGCAAAAATGTATGAGCCTGATAAGTTCACAAACAAGATTCTGAAAGAAGCGCAGGACGCGCAGGACAAATTTGCAAAGGCGGCGGCAGACGCAAAAGACAAGATTGCGCAGACCGAAGCCGCGTTAGACGCGCTTGCCGGTACGGAGGGCGACACTTCCGCGCAGCAGGCGGAATTAACGGCAGAACTGGAAAAGTATAAAACAGAGCTTGCGACCGCCGAAGCGAATCAGGAAAAGGCGACGCAAGCCGTCAATAAATATCAGACACAGGCAAACAGTGCCGAAGCAGAACTGAATAAACTCGGTTCGACGCTGGAAGATAACGACAGGGCTTTAGCCGAAGCCGCGAAATCGTCCGACGGGTGCGCCGATTCCGTAGACAAATATACGGGCAAGGTCAAGCGCGCGGACGAAGAAACGGAAAAGTTTTCCGACAAGCTGAAAGGCGGGCTTGTCGCTGGCGCAAAAGCGGCGGGCGCGGCGCTTGCTGCTATCAGCACAGCGGCGGTCGCCGGGGTCAAACTTCTGCTTGATTTGAGCGAATCCACGGAAGAATACCGCGTTGCACAAGGAAAGCTGAATACGGCGTTTCAAGCCGCCGGGTTTTCAACAGATACGGCAAGTGCTGCATACAAATCCCTCTATGCCGTGCTGGGCGACACGGACAACGCAACGGAATCCGCGCAGCTTTTGGCACAGTTGGCAACGTCGGAACAGGACGTTGCGACGTGGGCAGACATTGCCGCAGGCGTTCAGGGTACGTTTGGCGACGCGCTGCCGATTAACAGTTTGATCGAAGCCTCCAACGAAACGGCGAAGGTCGGACAGGTCACGGGCGCGCTTGCTGATGCGCTGAACTGGGTCGGCATTTCCGAGGACGAATTCAACGAAAAACTTGCCGCGTGCAGCGACGAAACAGAGCGTACCGCCCTGATTACGGAAACGCTGTCCGCGCAGTATCAGAACGCGACCGACATTTTCAAGGAAAATAACGCTACGGTCATGGCGGCGCGCGAAGCACAGGCGGAACTCGACGATGCGCTTGCACGGCTCGGCGGCACGGTTTCCGACGTAAAAACGGAACTGACGGCGGAATTCATGCCCGCGATTGCTGACCTCGTAGACGCTTTTTCGGGTTTCCTGCAAGGTGCTGACGGCGCAGAAGAAGCCCTTGCGGATGCAATCGACGAACTGATTGAAAAGGCGACCGACAAGCTGCCGGAACTGCTTGATTTCGGCACACAAATCATCATCAACATTGTAACCGGGCTTGCAAACGCCGCGCCGTCGCTTGTCGAGGGCGCGGTAACTGTTCTGTCTACGTTGGTGGAGGGCTTGCTGGAAGCCCTGCCACAGTTGACCGAAGCGGCGGCGCAAATGGTCGCAGCGCTCGTTCAGGGCATCGGGGAAGCGCTGCCGACGCTGATTCCGGCGGCGGTGGAAGCCGTCACGCAGCTTGTGCAATCCCTGATTGACAACGTACCGCTGCTTGTTGACGCGGCGTTGCAGCTTGTCACAGGGCTTGCGGAGGGCGTTCTTGAAGCAATTCCCGTATTGCTGGAGGCGCTGCCGGAACTGATTGAAAGCCTGATTTCGGCGCTGCTTGAAGCCGTTCCGCAGATCATCGAAACGGGCGTGACGCTCCTGACCGCCCTCGTCACAAACCTCCCGACGATCATTCAGACGATCATTGCGGTACTGCCGCAGATCATCACAAGCGTCATTCAAACGCTTTTGACGCATTTGCCGGAGATCATCGACGCGGGTTTCAAGCTGCTTACGGCTCTGATTACAGACTTGCCGAATATCATCTTGACCATCGTGCAGGCGCTTCCGGAAATCATCACGTCCGTCATTAAAACGCTGACGGACAATATTCCGCAGATCGTCGAAACCGGCGTGAAGCTGCTTACGTCCCTGATTACGAATCTTCCGCAGATCATCGCGGAAATCGTGCAGGCAATGCCGGAGATCATTACCGGCATCGTCAATGCGCTGTCCGAGGGCATTTCACAGGTCACGGAAGTCGGCGCAAACCTTGTGCGCGGCTTGTGGAACGGCATTCAGTCCCTTGCCGGTTGGCTTTGGGATCAGGTTAGTAGCTGGGCGTCCGGGATTTGGGACGGAATCTGCGATTTCTTCCAGATTGCCTCCCCGTCTAAAAAATGGCGTGGGTGGGGTCTATGCTCGTCGAGGGTCTGGCGGGCGCAATCGACAAAGACGGCGACAAAGCCGTTGCAGCCGTTGACGATATGGCAGCGGGCATGATTGCGGAAGTCGAGTCCGAAATGGCGAAGGTCAACGCATCCCTCGCGGACGGAATCGGGGACATTGAAACAGGCTTTACCGCGCGGGCGACCATTCAGGAGGTCGCCGCGTCTATTCCGTCATCCCTGAACGCTGGGCGCGCCGGAGCGGGCGCGACCGCAGGCGGCGAAACGACTGTTACAAATCATTTCCACATTGCGGCGCTGCAAGTACGGGAAGAAGCCGACGTAAAGAAGGTAGCGAAGGAACTCTACAATATGCAGAAAACGAAAACGCGCAGCAAGGGGGTCGTTACGTAATGATTGGATTTACATTCAACAACGTCCACAGCCGGGACATGGGCGTAGTATTCAAGTCCGATGACAGGACGCTGCTTCCGGCAAAACGAATCACGCAATACAAGATTCCGGGCAAGTCCGGCACGTATGACATTGCCGACGGCTACGACAACCGGCAGATTTCATGCACAGTCGCTTTTGTTGGAGCGGGCAACGCATACGCGGGCGTTCGACAGACGGCGCGCGCCGTTGCGGAATGGCTCTCCGGCGACGGTCTGCTTATTTTTGACGATGAACCCGAAAAGGCGTACAGCGCGAAGGTCATTGACGGCATCGGCATTGAACAGATTGCCGTTACCGGGCATTGCAGCGTTACATTTTTGTGCGAACCGTTCGCGGAATCCATCGGCTACAATCAGAAAGCCGTGCAGTCTGTTTCCCTGCCGGATACGGTCACGATTGACGTAAAAGGCACGCAGGAAACCGACGGGCTGATTTACATTACAGCGCGCGGCACAATTACGAATTTGACCGTTACGCGGTTAAAGGTGAATTAAAAAACGGAGGTACTTCAACATGAGCGCATTATCAAACGTCCACGCGACAAGTCTGCTGAACACATCCTTGCGCAGCGGCACGTACTACCTTGCATTGTTTCTGACTGACCCGACGGCAAGCGGAAACGGCACGGAAGTCAGCGGCGGCGGGTATGCCCGCAAGATCATCACATTCGGCACACCGTCGCTTTTGTCCGGCAAAGAACAGGTCACAAACAGCGCCGCCGTCGATTTCGGCACGATGACCGCAGACCTCGGCACGGTCGCATATTGGGGCATCTACGATGCACAGTCAAGCGGCAATCTGCTTTGGTACGGCGCGTTCTCGCGCAGCAAGAATGTGTTGAGCGGCGACGCAATCACGGTTTCCACGGGGGCAATCGTCTGTACGCTGTCATAAGGGGGCAAGACCATGTTTAACCGCTCTGCATACAACAGAACATCGTTTAACCGTTCCTCGTCCATCGTCTTTGAATGGCTTGCGACGGCGAACGCGGAAACGGATGCGTCGGCGGCGGTCAAGATCATCCGGCATTTGAACGGAGCGGTCGAAGCGGTTGCAGAAGCGCGCGGCGTGATTATCCGCGTCGTGCTGCTGTCTGCCATTGCAGAAGCAGAATCGTCCAGCGTGGGCGATTACATCCGCGTACTGTTTTTTGACGC